AGTCAACTTAATAGTAATTCAGTATCAACAGCGAAGATTGAAGATAGTGCAGTTACTAGAGCTAAGATAGCTGATGATGCAATAAATGCAGATAAGTTAGCTGACACAAATGTTAGTGCTGGTTCTTATACCAATGCAAATATAACAGTCGATGCACAGGGAAGACTTACGTCTGCATCAAATGGTTCATCTGGTAGTGTAGCGGATGGTTCAATTTCTACAGCTAAGCTTGCTGATAGTGCAGTTACCACAGCTAAAATAAATGATGGTGATGTTACTACAGATAAGCTAAATACCAGTGCAGTTACCACAGCTAAAATAAATAACGGTGCAGTTACTACAGATAAGATAAATAATGGTGATGTTACTTCAGCTAAGCTTGCTAGTAATGCTGTTACTAATTCCAATGTATCTAGTACTGCTCAAATTGATTCTGCTAAAATAGCTTATGAACACTCTGATAATAGTTCTAATCTACGTACACTAAAGTCAAAATTAGAGGATGTAATTAGCGTTAAAGATTTTGGTGCTGTTGGTAATGGATCTACTGATGATAAACAAAATATACAGGATGCTATAGATGCTTTACCAAGTGGAGGAGGAACTATTTATTTTCCTGCTGGTGTTTATTATATAAGTGCAAAACTAAATTTAACTGCTACTCAAAATTGCATTATATTAGAAGGTTGCGGACCTCAACCGGGAGCTCCTACCAACGATGTTGGTTCTGTTATAAAAATGGCAAACAATAAAAATACCCCATTTATAGAAATTGAAGGATCAGACAATATAACCATACGTCACTTGTTATTTAGAGGTGGTAGCTATTGGAATAATGCTAATAAAGTCAATAATCCGGGAGCAGCAAATCATGGTGACTCAACAGAAGGAACTTCTGGCGGTGCTGGTGCTATTACAGCGTACAGGACTGTTAATGGTGGTACTGGTCACGTATTTGAAAATTTAAGATTTCTTGGAATTAGTAATGCTATAGGTTTATATGCTACTGGACAATGCCTAATAAGAAACGTAATTATACAACAAGTTCCAAATGATGTTGACGGTGACGCTATAAAACTAGATCAAAATAGTGGTTATCAGGTACCGACTGGAAATGGAAATGAAACTAAACCAGCAAGAGTAGACCAAGTAAGAATTGAAAATTGTATTGTTGATGGTTCACCTGATGCAGATATCAAAAATGATCGTGTAAAAGGGTTAGGTCTTTACAATGAAATGGTTACAATTTTTGTAACTAATTGTTCTTTTATTAGATGTAAATATGGTGTATTTGTAAATTCATCTTGGGACGGAGACTTCTTATATTTTACTAACGTTGAAGCAGAACGAGCCCAAGCAGAAGGTTGGGATTTTGCTGGAGAAGGTAACTATATAAATATGGATAGCTGTTTTGCATGTACTAATGGAGGAAGTGGTGTAAAAATACATTCCAGTTTTAATGGTGTTATCAACATGTCTAACTTAAATGCAAGAGATAATGATGACCATGGAGTTATGTTGGAATGCGTAGCACAACAAGTAAATATAAATAACCCAGTAATTGGTGGAAACAATAAAAATAATTCAGGAAATCATAACGGAATAAGTATAGGTTCTAATACAAACAATGTTTCTATTATTGGAGGAAAGTGTGGTGGTACTACAGGCGACTTAAGTGGTACAGGAAATCAATATAATGGTATTTCAGTTATTGATTCCAATCATCATAATATAAGAATTATTGGCGTAAACGTTACTGGTAATAATGTTAACGGAAGCGGAATTGGATGGCAAACATCTGGTGATAACGTCCAAGCTAATAGTAATAACTTTATTCAATTTTGTCCCGGATACACTAATGGACAAACATCATTCCCATAAATAATAATGTCTACAAATACATACTCAACTTTAGCCGGGTTGCCTGCTGCAAGCAGTAATACTGGCAATATAGCTTTAGTAACTTCGAATGGTGTTCAGTACATTTCCGATGGAGAAAAATGGAAATCACAAGGTGAATTTACTACAGGCACAATAGAATCATTACAACTAGATGATTTATCTTTTAATGGAGTTCTTACTAACTTTCCTTTAAAAGTAAATAATAGTAATGTTTTCCCTCACCTTACAACTAATGTAATCATAGTTGTTAATGGTAATACCCTTAAACCGGGAAGAGATTTTAACTTTATAAAGTCAGCTACATCTACCAATATATCTTTTACTAATTCTGATAACACACCTAAAGCTTATCCTTCAGGAACTATATTTTATGGATTAGTTTTTTCAAGACTTCCAATAGATAACAACAATGCGTTGCAAACATCTGGCGGAACAATGATTGGAGATATTACTTTTTCTTCCAACCAAACTTTTCCTTCAAGTGGAATTGCTAATGCTACTACTTCACAAGCTGGAATTGTATCTTTAAGTAGTTCTACAGGATCTACAAGTGAAAGTGTAGCTGCAACTTCTAAAGCTGTTAAAGATACTAAAGATGCAGCTGATGCTGCTGCTAGTACTGCTAATGCTTCACTACCAAAATCTGGTGGAACTATGACAGGTAATATTACCTTTAATAGTACTCAACAGTTTGACGGTAGAGATGTATCAGCTGATGGTACTAAATTAGATGGCATAGAAGCTTCTGCAACGGCAGACCAAACCGCAGCAGAAATAAGAACACTTGTAGAAAGTGCTAGTGATAGCAATGTGTTTACTGATGCTGACCATAGTAAATTAAATGGTATTGAGTCTGGTGCTACAGGCGATCAAACTAATGCTGAAATCAGAGCTGCTGTTGAAGCTGCATCTGACAGTAACGTATTTACTGACGCAGATCATACCAAATTAGATGGGATAGAAACCGGAGCTACAGCTGACCAAACTAACTCAGAAATAAAAACAGCTTATGAAGCAAACAGTGATACAAACGCTTTCACTGATGCAGACCATACTAAATTAGATGGCATTGCTGCGTCTGCTAATAATTATTCTATATCTTCTGATTTACTTGACGAAGATAATATGTCTAGCAATTCTGCTACTAAGGTACCAAGTCAACAATCAGTTAAAGCATATGTAGATGCTGAAGTTGCTGGTGTCGTTGATAGTGCACCCGGTGCTCTAAATACACTAAACGAATTAGCAGCAGCTCTTGGTGATGATGAAAACTTTGCTACAACTACAACTAACAATTTAGCAGCAAAACTACCTAAAGCTGGTGGACAGATGACAGGTAATATAACCTTCTCTGGCACACAAACAGTTGATGGTAGAGACTTGTCAGTTGATGGAGCTAAGCTAGATGGAATAGAAGCAGGAGCTACAGGAGATCAGACAAATGCTGAGATAAGAGCAGCAGTTGAAGCAGCTTCTGATAGTAATGTTTTTACTGATGCAGATCATACAAAACTTAACGGTATTGAAGCGTCAGCTACAGCAGATCAGACAGCAAGTGAAATAAAAACAGCTTATGAAAGTAATAGTAATACTAATGCTTTTACTGATGCAGACCACTCAAAACTAGATGGTATTGCCGCTGGTGCTGAAGTAAACGTAGCTGCAAATTTAAGTGTAGTTACTGGTACTGGTGCTGTTACTGTGGCTAGTGATACTGGAACTAATGCAACGATAGGACAAGCAACAAGTTCTGCCGCTGGTGTTATGTCTACAACGCATCACGATAAATTAGATGGAATAGAAACTGGTGCTGACGTAACTGACGCTACTAATGTTAATGCTGCTGGTGCAGTAATGAATAGTGACCTTGATGGTAAAGGTGAACTACTTGTTGGTGACGGATCAGGAGATCCTAGTGCGTTAGCTGTTGGTACTGATGGTTATATTTTAAAAGCTGACAGTAGTACAGCTACAGGTCTTGCTTGGTCTGCTGCTGGTTCTGGAGGTGATGTTAACCAAAACGCATTTTCTAATGTTGCAGTATCTGGTCAAACAACCGTAGCTGCTGATAGTACAACAGATACGTTAACTTTAGCTGCTGGAAGCAATGTAACTATTACAACCAATGCTTCAAACGATACTGTTACTATTGCTTCTACAGATACGAATACCACATACAGTGTTGGTGATGGTGGTCTTACACAGAAAAATTTTACAACTACTTTAAAAAATAAACTTGATGGTATTACTTCTGGCGCAACTAATGTTGGAGGTAGTAATGGTGTAGATTTTAACGATAGTGTAAAAGCTAGGTTTGGAACTGGTAATGACCTAGAAATTTATCACGATGGTGGAAATTCATGGGTAAGAGAATCTGGAACTGGTGCTACTTATATAGATAGTAATGGAGCAGGGATAAGAATTACTAAAGATGGTGCCAATGAATCAATGGCTCACTTTAATACAGATGGAGCAGTACAACTCTATTATGACAACGATGAAAAACTAGCAACAGCTTCGATAGGAATATATTCTAAATCCCACATGCCAAGCAGTCATGCTACTTATGACATTGGTCAAAATATGGGTAGGTGGAATGATATTTATATAGCGGATAATGGTAAATTAAAAATTGGTCAAGATAATGATCTACAAATTTATCACAATGGTACAGACTCTTATGTGTCAAATAGTACAAATAACTTAAGAATTGGTAATACTCATTCTAATAATATTAAATTCTTTACCAATAACAGCGTAAGATGGAATATAAGTGGCGATGGTACTTTTCTTCCTGATAGCAATAACGCTTATGACATAGGTACATCATCATACAGAGTTAGAAACATATACACCAATGACCTTAACTTATCTAACCAAGGTTCATCTAATGATGTCGATGGAACTTGGGGTGATTGGACTATTCAGGAAGGTGAAAATGACTTGTTCTTAAAAAATAACCGTTCTGGTAAGAAGTATAAATTTAATTTAACGGAGGTATCATAATGTCTCTATATTTTAGTGACGAAGCTCAAACAAGAGCAGCACACGTTGTTAACTTTTCTAGTTTAGTTTATACAACAAGACGGCAACTGTCTAACAATGGTACGACTGAAATGATGTTTGCAGATTTTGGTAATTATAATAAAAAAGAAAGTGGCAGTATTCTTGCTTTTACAGGATTTCTTTTCGGTAGAAATGACCAAAGTGATTTTGGTAATGTGGATGTAAAAATAGGAGCGTCATTTAATAGCAGTTCATTCGTTGTTAGTGGTGGAACAGGAGCAGATCAGGGGGCTGGAACTTACACACACGTTGGTGCAAACGGATCAAAACTTTTAATGTTATGTGGACAAATTACAGGTTATACAGCTACAGGTAACTCATCCCTTATAGCTACTTATAGATCTGGTACCAGTGGAGGTGGTAGACCTTTTGCCTTAATTAACCCTCAAAATTCTGATAGCGGTCAAATAGACGACAATTACCGTGGCTCTAGAATAAACATTTGGGAGATTTTATTATGAGATACGAAAGCACTTTTTTATCTGCTGTTGAAAATCTTTGTGGTGGACCATATTTTAGTTTGGTAGGTGATGAAGATACATATGAAAACATTACATATTGGTATGTAGGAAACGGAAACCTAACTGACGAAAGTAAAATACCAACTAAAGCAGAAGTAGAAGCAGAAATAGAAAGACTTAAAAAAGAAGAAGTCTATAAAAAACAAAGAACAGGGCAAGAGGTTGATGGCGTTATTACTACAGATACGATATATCCTCCTATTGCAGATCAACTAGATTACATTTATCACCACGGTATAACCAAGTGGAAGAAAGATATAGTAGATCCTGTTAAAAAAAAATACCCAAAACCTTAAACACAAATGGCAATTACAAAAACTTGGGAAGTTAATACACTTCAAAGAGAACTCTCAGATGGCTACGTAAATAAAGTTATCTATAGAGTGAAAGGTTCTGACGGAACTTACGAAACAAGAGCTACAGGTGAAGTAGATTTAGAAAAACCTGAGACTCTTATACCTTATAAAGATCTAACACAGGAAACTGTAATAGGTTGGGTCAAAGCGAAACTTGAAGCACAAGAGACTGGAACTGTAGCAAAAATTGAATCTGCAATAGATGCAAACATTAATCTACAGAAAACACCTACTCATGGTACAGGTACTCCTTGGAGCTAAGTGGAACTTCCACTATTATTGTTACCGGATCCAATACCGTTAAAAACAATATCCATACCTTTACCTACAGCTGACGTACCTTCTTACACTCCTTTGGTTGTACCTCCTAATGAATTAAAAGAACCAAAAGGTACAAAGCCTGTAAAAACGGTTGAGCCACCTAAACCTACATTACCACCGCCCTTTCCACCTTATCCTTTACCTCCAGCTGATGTTGTAGTTGCTACAACTATAGCTGCCGTTTCTGCTGTTGCAGCAACAACTATAACTCAACCGATTATAGAAAAACTTAGGAAAAAGATACAGAAATTCTTACAAGATAAAATAAAGAAATGGAAAGAAAACCGGAAGAAAAAAAAGGAATCTTCTCAAAACTCAAAGAAAATATAGATGACCATGAAGAACAGATGGCAGTACTTGGTGCAGCAGTGCGCCTTGGTGTTGTTATTTGGAGTGGATTTATTATTACATTAAGTTATGTAGAGTTACCTATGGTCAAAAAGTCAGCTACAGCAGGCGATATCACGTTCGTGGCTTCGATCTTTACGGGCGCGCTGGCAACATTTGGTTTGTCCACAGGTAACGGCAACAGTAAAAACAAAGACAAAGAACAAAAACCAAAAGCATGAAAAAATTAATCTTGCTTTTAGCTCTGTTATCACCCAGCATAGCTAGAGCCAACACAGTAACCCCACAATTTACTACAGGGTCAATGAACTCAACGACTACTACAACTCAGACTATAACTGAGGTAGAACAGCGTCAGGTGTTCGGAGCTGAAGTAAAAACATGGAACGGTACAAACATAACACCATCAGCAGATATTGCTGGTAGCGGTACAACATTTACTGTAACTAATGCAGCTAATCCTTGGACATTAGAAACTACATCAAGATCTGCTGGGTTAGTAGAACAATGGGATACCACAAGAAACTTTACAATAAACTCCACTACTACTTCGCTCTCTGTCTTCTCACAGTAAGCCCAGTTTTAGCAGAAGGAGATACAAATAATAGTAGCAATCCTGTGGCTGCTGCCACTGGAAACGTTACGAATCAAGCCGTCCAATTTCAAAATAATGGTGCTTCTTCACGTCAAATGTATGGACCTTCTATACAATGCAACGGAAGCACTATGACCTTTAGCCCTTTCTATATGGGCAACCATACTAATCCATATTCTGAAAAAGAAGATATAGAAGGATTACATCCATCTGGTTATCAGTTAAATGAGAACTGGGGATTTCAAATTAATTTTATGGTTCCGCTAGATAGAAGTGGTTTGCAGCAATGTAGAGATATAGCTGCACGTCAAGAAGAAAAGATGAGATTGGACTACGAACTTGTTCGCGCATTGAAATGTGCAGAACTACAACAAAAGGGTTTTACCCTAAGACCGGGAAGCCGTGTCGAACATATGTGTCACGACATAGTCCCTATTCAATCATTATTACCACAAAAAAATGTTAGCACTAATAAAACCTCTCGTTTTAACTTCATTAAAAAGTGACAAATTCAAGAAATTTGTAATTGAGCTACTAGAAAAATTAGTAGAACAAACAGACAACGATTTAGATGATAAAGCATTAGCTATAGTCAAAAAAGGACTAGGCATGTAATGGCTAACGTCAGTTTAAAAATCGGCAAACATAAAAGTCGGACTGGCGGACTCACCAAAGCTGGTCGAGAAAAGTACAACAGAGCTACAGGCTCTAACCTAAAAGCACCACAACCCGGTGGTGGTCCTCGCAAAAGATCATTTTGCGCCCGTATGTCAGGGGTAAAAGGACCAATGAAAAAACCAAACGGCAAGCCTACTCGTAAGGCTCTTGCCCTTCGCAAATGGAAATGTTAATTATGCCCGGACACTACGTCTTTTCC